CACTATCCGCCCATTTATCTATATCAGGTTTAACTGAGTACACGTACTCTGATTTTTTACCGTATACAGGGTTTTTTACCATCAGAATACTTCCAATTTGAATAACTCTTGAACCCGATTTTATAGGTTGCATAGTTTTTCTATCGTAGAAGTACGAATGACGTTCTGGGTCCATACCCACTTGCACCCAATCAGGATCAGTCATTGCTTCATCCGCTAATCGTTTAGCTTCCTTAGCAGACATATTAACGTATTCACCATCAACCGTAGCCAAAGGGTTTTTATCATGCGATGTGTCAGCTATTTTTAACGCATTTGCTTCCTCAATACTAAATTTAGGATTATCCGCAACGGCGTGACCGTAATAGCCAATGGCCTTACCTACATCTACATCAAATATAGAATTCTTTTTAGCATTTCCTTCATGGGCAGTTACCACCCATATACCCTCGTTTTTATACGCCGGTATATCTAAGCGTAGTTTTACTTTATACCCGTCTGGAATAGGTTGATTTATTTTAGGAGTTTTAGAATTAGCTAGAGCTTCTTGCATCTCACCTTCTGTAGCAGGGGTAGGCAGAGATTGGTAAGGCTCAACGGGTTTATATTTTTCAACTAAAGCGTCATGTGCTTCTGCTAACTTTCTAAACTCTGGGTTAGATAAAGCAAAGTCTTCAATATCCTTATTGGATACCCCTTTAACTAAAATCGCTTTTGTACCTCTAACAAGCATATTGTTATCGTACAGCATATTCATCATCTTCTTTGCAGATTCAGTGAGTTCTGGTACGCGTTTTAATATTTGTTCATGAGGCATACCTATACGAGAATTCTCTCTAGGTTTTTGAGCGTAAGCTGTACCTTCGCGTGTAGAGCGTTTAGAAGTTTTAGATTCTCTACGCAGTGCTTTAGCTGCAAGGTGGTGGATATCTGACTCGGTGATGCTAAGTCTTACACCAAATGTAGTGCGTGCCCAGTTTTTAATTGCTGATACTGCACGTTTTACTATGGGTAGATGAGGCGCGTTCTCAACTAGGTATGCTAGGGTCTCTTCGCCTTTTAAGTGCTCTGGTGTATTCTCAGGGACAGACTGACGTGCACGGTCAAACGCTTTGCCCTTAGTAGTCAGAGCTTGAGACGTTAAATCACCCCAGACTTTATCACCCACCATACCTTTCATACCAACGTGCACACCCATCTCATGCATCGCCACTTTAGGTAGCGCCTCTGGGGTTAACTTATCGGCAACAAGATGCACCTCACCCTCGGGTGTTGTAAGACCCTGTACGTTATCTGGATGTCCTTCGCCGGGCAATGTATCTTTCGTATCATGCAAAGTAAGCTTACCGCTCTCGATAAGACGCTTCATCTCTGGTGTGAGATGAGGTTGCAGTGACTCCACAGTGTGTCCTGTATAGGCACTTGATTTAGACACAGAAGGCTTAGGTTCTTTAGGGGTATCAACAGCACTAACTATTTTATCTACGTTCTCTTTAACTCTACCTACGGTGTCAGGGGATTTGAAATCTGTTGGGGTAAGTCCATAGTTAATGAAGTCCATGTGCTTACCTTCAGCACCTACTTTCGGTACAGTAGTATCATTACGAATATCACCCACTGTATTGTCTAGATGTTCAGCAGCAGCTTTAAGTGCAGGGCTCCCATAATAAGAGTTCATATCCGCTTCACTGGTTTTATTTATCCAGCCATCTTTACCTACACCAAAGAAAGGATACCATTTACCAGAAGCTACATTCTTTTTACCTCCACTTCCTGTGCTTAGGTAGAAAGGCACAAGTGTATCGTTGATATTTCGGACAGTCATCATCCGACCCGCATAGTTAATATAATGCGAGGCTCCTCTTTGCCCTGGGGTTTCTGAAGATTCGTAGGGGATATGTACGGCTTGGAACTTAGTATCTTCCTCTGCTTTCTCTTCAGGTTCTTCTGTAACAGCTTCTTCAGTAGGCGCTTCTGCCTTAACCTCTTCTTTAGGTGCTACGTTCTCAAACCGTGTTCTTTGCTTTGCAATATGTTCTGCCCACAGACTGTCATCAAAATCTTTAGGGAGGATTTCAGGGTTTGCATTAAGGTGCTCTTCTAATTTATCTATAGATTCAGGGGATTCATAATGTCTCGGATGTATAAGCTCATCAAAAAGCTCATCATGCTCAAACGGGTCTACACCCGCAGCTTCGACACCTTCGTATATATTAACATCGTTTCTGTCAGGTAGAGGTGTACCTGCAGCAGGCTGACCTGCTGGTGAGGGTGTTACTTCTGGCTCTTCTGTAGGTTCTACAGGTTCTGTAGGTGTAGTAGCTTCTGGTGTGCCGGATATTTTACCAACTGTTTCGATACCACCTCTAAGACCTGCACCACCAAGACCACCAAGTACTGCACTGAGATTACGCTCTTCACTAGCTTCTGGAGTCGTGATATCTTCACTTGCACCTAACTGCTCAAGCGCAGTTTGAATATACTCTGTGCCTGCTTCTGCAACACCCGCTGTACCGATACGCTTCATAGCACCATCAATAATCGCGGTACGTAAAGGCGCAGGAAGAAGTTTAGTACTCTTAGTTTCTAGGTAGGTTGCAAGTAATTCTAAAAGCGAAGCAGGGGTAGCGTACTCAATAGCCTTACCAATATCTTCTTGCCCGTGCTCACGTTGCTTTTCACGAATCTCAGAATACTCTTGTACGCCTCCAGCTCCAAGGCCGCCAGCTATACCACCACCAATAGCGCCAATACCAGCGCCTACAGGACCAAAAGAAGCACCTAACGCAGCGCCGCCAGCAGCGCCAACCCCAGTAGCAGCCAGAGTAGGGGCTATCTGAGGAATAATCGAACCTATGCTTGTTTGCAGGGCATCGATAGGGTGGTGCATAACGTCTTCTACAGAATGGATGTTACTCGCATCGTAGTCTTCTATACTCTTGGCTTTCTCACGAACACCTCTACCAAACTCTTCTAGTTTAGGCATATTATAAGACTTACCGATATCCTCTAGCGGTGTGCCTACAAACCCTCTAGCTACTCCAGCAGCCCCTGACACAATACCCTTTGCAAATTCATTACGTTCGTCAGGCAATGCTTTTTGAGCTTCTAGAGAATTGCGAAGTAGGTTAGCCAACTCTGTAGCTGCCTCTATATCCCCCGCCGCGTGCGCATTTTCTAAAGCTGTGCCAATATCTTCTATAGTTGCCATAAAATACCTGTTATTTAGGTTTACTTGCGTACATATCCAATAACTTTTGTTGTCCACTAGTAATCTCAGGGACATACCCTTTAGGGCCTATATCTACTTTAGGGGTAGCGGTTGGGGATGTAGGCATATTTGTTAAAAGTTTATATTGTTCATGGTACTCTTTAAGACGTTGTCTAGCATCATCCTTATCTGCATCAGAAGAATACCCGCTATTGAGGACAGTCTCGGAGGATTTTATATTGTCAGTAAGGGTTTTTAAGTCTTCTTTCCTTCTACCTTCAGGACTTGATTTATACGCTGATTCAGCCGCATTAGCTAACTGTGCCGCCGCCGCCGCTTCTTTATACCCAATTTCAGAAGGTAATTCAGCCGCTCTAATAGCATTAGCTTGTCCTTGTACTTCAGCAGATAATTCCTTTTCACCGCGAGATGCTTTAATTTTAGCCGCTTCCAATGCAAGGGCTTTATCTGAAGCTTTAGATGCTTGAACACTATCTGCACCGTACTTAGCAACTGCAAGTCTTTCTTGGCGGCGTGCATCACCCAGAGCATCCCGAAGTTGTGCAAGATGCGCTTTTTTAGCATCAATATCTTCTCTAGTTTTTTCGTAGTCTTCAGCGCCAGCAGTAACACCCGATGCTAAGTTAGACATAAAGTTAGGAGACTTACCACTCATCATACCAATACCTGCGTGCATGAGCGCTTTCCACATGGCTTTATCGTCATCACCTTTAAGCTTAGTTTCCTGCTCATCGTAGGATTTAGCACGTCTTTCGTAGTCTGGGTTAGTACCGTAGAGTTTTTCAGCTTTAGCCATCTGAGCATTTATATCACGGTCTTCTGATGTAGACTTTAAGTTTTCTAACTCTGACAAATCAAGCGGCGAAGCAGCTTGAGGCTGAACTAATGATGCAATACCTTTAGGCGCTTCCTTGGCTGGTGCTGCTTGTCCATCACGACCTTTAACTCGATAAGGCTTACCTGACAAAATTGCATCTTGCGCGGAGGGAGGAACATCTAATCCCTGCTCTTGTTTAAATGTACCTGCTGCAATCTTCTTGATTAATTCAGGGTCATCTTTGTTAATCTTAGTATCTAGTGGTACGCCAGAGAACTGCTCGAAGTTTTTAAGGTATTGAGCCTGTTGCTCTGGAGATTTATCATGACCATAATATTTTAGTTCACGGTCTCTAACTGTCATACCGTGGTCTTCTTTAATATTAGCGTGTTCAGCATTTAAACTATCAACACCATTAGCCCAGTGCTTGACGTGTTGCTTTCCTGTTTTAGGGTCTGTTTCAGAGATACCACCAAATGCATTAGTTCTACTAAAATGCTCAGGGTCATTAGCAACAATATCAACAGCTTCAGGTACACCTTTGTCATCAGTACCATTAGCAAACGCAATAATGCCGCCACCTGCATATTCATTAGGTAGTCCGCTGCGAAGTGCAGCGATACCGCCAGCTGCCATCTGCTCTGGCTCTTCACCCATCTCTTCTTGCACATCAGCCATCGGGTGTTTACCCGTACCTTTGGGCGTTACACTGTAGTCTTCAGTTGGGATGTCAGGCATACCCTCTAACTGCTTTTCTTTAGACATCGTCTGAGCAGCTGAACTTAATACTTGCTGGGCTACTGTAGGGGGTTTCTGTGCGCCTTGTTGCATAGCTTGCTGATTTTGCGAGGCTTGTTTCTCAGCCATCGCTTTCTGTATCATCGGCACAACAATATAATCAGGCACGCCATCTTGACGTGCTTTAAGCAACTGCTCTACAGAATATTTTGAAGGTGATTCCATCATCTTATTTACCCCCTTTCATTGCATTGTACACAGCCAAGTCACCGATACCACTACCCTGAGCTTTAACTTTAGGCTTTTTAATTACACCACCTTTCTTTTTCGACCCAATAGCCCCTGCTATAGCAGGAATAGTACCTAATGTTTGAGAAATTATATTAGGGTTAGCTGACCTTACATCTACGTTTGTAGTAGGTACGCCGTTAAGCATATTAGATACTTGACCTAAAGATTGCCAAGGGTAGTTCTGTGATGTTTCATAAGCCCCTTTAACCGCATCTTTTTTAGCTTGTTCAATCTGACGTTGTTGGTCGCCTAATTGATTTTGCTGGTTGATAATAGATTGGTTAGCTCCGAGTTCACTTGTTCCAATACCTGCTAAGTTAGATGCTGTTGAGTTAGCTAAACCATACCCAGACTGCGCACCACTAACACCTTGAAGTCCTGTGTTAGCACCTTGAATAGCTGTACTCTGACCTTGAATCCCTGCTTGAGTTCCTTGAAGCCCATACTGCCCCGCACTAATACCTGTGTTAACGCCTGAAAGCCCAGTTTGGGCACCTTGCATAGCAGCTTGTTGACCTTGAATCCCAGTTTGCGCACCTTGAAGACCATATTGACCCGCACTAAGTCCTGTATTAACACCTTGCAAACCTGTCTGCGCTCCTTGTAATTCAAGGTTTGCAGCGTTCTGCATATTTTGGTTAGCAGTATTAAATGCTTGGTTATAGGCACTCCCTACTAAGTTGGCTTGCGCTAAACGGTTAGATTGGTCATTAAGAGAGTTAGCTACCATCTGTCTACTACCACCATAAGCCGAAGCTTGAGCAGCTTGAGAATTTGCCTTTTGGTTAGCGATATCGTTTTGCTGATCCATTAGCGCTAACTGTGGCTTTAATGATTGATCCAAAAAAGGGTTCATGTAGGGTTTAACTTTATTGATGTCTTGTACGTCTTTACCATACTGACTACCCGCAGCACTACCCGCTTGCCCATAAGTTAAGGCTTGGTTACCAAATGTACTCGCATTTTGTGCAGCTACGTTAGCTGCATTTGTGCCAATATTACCCGCATTTATACCCGCTTCTACGCCTTGTTGACCGTAACCTAAAGCCCCACTACCTAAAGTAGACGCGTTTGCATTAGCCACATCTGCTGCATTAAGCCCTAAGTTAGCTGCATTAACCCCCGCAGCGTTACCTTGTTGACCGTAATCAAGTGCTTTCCCAACTGTATCGAGACCACCCATACCCGCTGCAGTAGCCATCTTAGTAGCTGTACCAAATTGACTTGGTGTTTCTAAGTTAATAGCACTGTTTATAGCCCCTTGTTGCAAAGGGGACATCCCTGCAACGTAAGCATTAGGGTCTACTGAGGTTACATCCTTACCAGAAGCATCTTGTGTAGTGTAAGACCCAAAAGGCGTATAAGGTTGAATGCCCGTAACGTCTTGAATCTGACTAACTAAATTCCCATCTGCAAAATGTTTAACTTCGCCGCCTTTAGCCATAGAGGTTGGAGGGTTATATTTATTTGCTACGCTATGGTTACCATCTCCATACCATGATTGATACGGGGTAATTTTTAAAGGAGGATTTGAGTTAGGGTTATCTTTAGTAGTAAACGCTTGTTTCATAGCCGAGTTTAAGAGCACATTATAATAAGGTGCTAACTCTTTAGGGATATTACGTTGGTATACTTGAGACGTAGAGGTTTGACCGCCACCACCACCATAGAATTTAGGCACAATGAATGTGCTGAATACTTCTTTCCAATATTTAATAATCATAATTGCAATTCCAGTAGAGTACTGCGGGGTTTAAAGTTATGGCGTTGCCACAAGCGGGATATAGACTCTCTGCCGTAAGCTTGTATCATCGTTACCCCACGTAATTTTAAAAAGTCTTTCATCTGAGCTACTGTGCTTTTTGTACACACAAACTTACCGCCAATAGAAGTAATAAACGCTACTCTGTGCAAAGGGTAATTTACGTAAGATACTGTAGCAGCTCCATGAATGGTATTGTCCTCATCAACAGCAACAAGTAACTCCCATTCACCAGAAGCTACATAGCCCAGTACATGGTCTATATTATATACATTATTTTGATGCGCGGTATCCGCACCTTCAAGTATTCCAGCTAAAAGAAAGTCTTTTACTTTAGGCCATGTCTGATGAACGTAGTCTGTGCAAACGGGAGCTACTTTCATTTTTTACCCATCTTAACACCAAGTGATTTAGCAATACCTGTCATGGGTACTTTTCGAGATTTCTCAACAAACTTATTAGTTGCCGGTAGCGTGGCAATACCACCTTTTTTCATTTTAGTAGGAGTAACAGGAGGCACCACAGGTTTTGGTGGAAGCCCTATAATCCCAGGCGTAGTAAGCGGCAAACTCCCTACAGGCGCTGTATTAAGTGCAGTACTTTGTAATTTGGGTGGAACATACCCTACTGGCGCTGTTGGTGCAGATATTAGTCCAGGTGTTGTTGTAGGTAGCCCTGTAGTTCCAGGAGCTACTCTTGCTACGTTATTTAAAACAGGCGCAGTGCTTGGCGCCCCTCCAGTAGCAGGAGCAGTCGAAGGCATATTAGCTTTTGCTAGTGATGCAATACCTCTATCAAGAGAAGCGTTAGCATCTGTATCTGCTGCACTTTGCGTAAGCCTTTTATTAGGAGTCCCGGTATACATCGAATTATACCCAGAAGTATCTGTTGTAAAGGGTTTATAATCTTCATCATAGGCTTTTTGAGATATAGCTAATTTATTTGGGTCAACTTTGAGTTTATCCGCGTCTGTTTTTGTTTTAGCTGCATCAATAGCAGCTTTATTAGCTGCTTGAGCTTTTATCAGTGCTGCAGGGTCCCCAGCTAGTTTAGCCAAATCTCCTTGGTATATTTTCCCCGTTGTACCGCCAGCTACCTTAGTATAGTCAGTACCGTAATTAGGGTTAGTCATCTCTGCCGTAGCAATCTTTGATAAGTCTGCATTGAAAGCTTTAGGGTCATACTTACCAGAAGCAAGTCCTGTAAAATACTTATCATCAAACGCAGGCTTACCATCGGCTCCTAGAACACCGCCATACTGTGCTTTAAGTTGGTCTGCTCTAAACGATACCGCCGATGGGTCAGTACTATTGTTAAGAAACTTTACGTTATTAGGGTTACTAGTAAAGATTTGCATTTGAGGACTATTCATATAGTCCGTATTACTCATAACAAAATCTTTAGACTTATAAGTATCAATTTGTTTATTAGCGGCATCTATTTTACCTTGAGCAGCCGCTTTTTGAGCAGGAGTACCTGACTTCAAGTATATATTCTGTAAAGATATAATACCTTTTTGTTGGTCTATTAATCCTTGTTTAGCCTGGTCTTTAGTCGGTACTGCGCCTGTAGCTTTCCCTGCATTTTTAGCGTTAGGTGCTACATATTTATATGCATAAGGTGTTGCTGCTTTTTTTGCTGCCATGTCTGTCTCCTATGCTGGCAAGTGTTTGTAGGCTTTAGGGTTATCTGAAAACTTACCCTTACCAGTTGTTTTTTTGCGGTCTGACTGAATACGCTCCATCATTTGGTAGAGACGTTTAGCCCCAGCATCTGTTGAACCATTACCCAATTCAGATACGATACGAGCAGGAACCACAAATTCCCCTTCAGCCAATCGAGCAGGTTGCTTACCACCAATAGAAGCAGGAATATCGTCAGAAACGCCATCGCCAGGGCCTTTAAGCAGTCGTCCACCATCAGAATACCCTCCTAAATCAGAAATACCACCGTGTGCCATACCTTGTGCTTGACCTTGTTGCGCTAACAACTCTTTCTTCTTAGCTTTCTGTTCTTCTGTTAATTGGTCATCAGGCGTACCAAATAAGAACTTAGTTAAATCAGGGGATATCATATCCCCTGGAGTCGTATCATATACGCTCTTCATAATATCGCTTCCCGGCAAAGCACCTAAAACGCCGCCATCTGCATACGCCATACCCCCGCGTGCCATCATTTGTACAGAGTCGCCCATGTACCCTTGATTGTTTGCTACTTCATTACGGTTAGGAATGTCGAGCGTTCCAGGACTTTGCATTTTTGGAGTTTGGTCATATACATCTAAGTCAGTAATACCGCCTTCTGCATAAGGGAACGCACCGTTTTTAGAAATATAAGGCTTGTAGTCTTTACTCATACGCCATTTAGTATTGAACGGAGATGATGTATCTGCAAATTGCTCAGAAGGTTGGAACGTAGCATCCATAACAGGAGCAGCCAATGCACTAATACCCCCAGCTGTAATTGTAGGATGAGCAGTAGCAAACTCACCAACAGCACCGCCAGCTTGACCTAACTCTGCACCAACAGCACCACCAAATCCACCAGCAGCACCCCCAGTTAACATACCTTTACCAATATCTTTGCCTTGTGCAGCAGCAGAAAGACCTCCAATACCCGCGCCATATACTGAGTTTTGGATTGCCCCTCCGGCAACTTTATTACCTACTGTACCTAAATCAGCACCCATCGTATCGGCTAATCGTTGACCCCATGTAGATTCTATTGGAGGTTTATACCCTGCAGCAGCATTAGGAGATACTCCTTTATCTACCACCCCACCTAAGCCTTCTTGTGGAATAAATGTTGTGGGGGCTGCACCCCCAGCCGCTCCGCCTACTGCACCAGCTTCACCTGCATTTACACTACTGGCCGTAAGAGCGTTGTTTAGTGCAAGATTACCTGATGCACCAAGATTACCACCTACACTACTCCCAACTACTTCAGTACCTCCAGTACCAAGCCCACTACCAAAAGTAGAAGGTATTGCGTTAGAAGCTGCTGATGCAATCCCCTGTTCAGCTGTTTTGGATACCCCTTGTTGAACGGCTTGTTGGGCTAACTGGTCAGCTGTAGTAGTAGCGATAGTAGACCCTGTACTACCTATAGCACCGCCAGTACCACCACCAACAGCACCGCCAGTACCGCCAGCACCACCACCTACAGCACCACCACTTACAGCGCCCGCTGCAGGGCCTGATAAAGCACTACCCACACCTCCAGTAACAGCACCCGTAGCACTACCAATAAGTGCGCCTTTTAAAATATCTCCAGTACTACCACCATTAAGTGCAGACATACCACCACCTGCAGCTGCGCCGACCCCTACGCCGACCATTACGCCTACCCAACTCATAAACTTTCCCCAATTAACTGTTGTGTTTTATGTTCATACTCTTCAAACGAGTTAGAAACAAGCTCTTCTTCAAGCTCTTCCATAGACGTTTTATCTGAACGATGAACTGTGATAAATGTGCAATCTGTTTCAGCGTAGCCGAGTCTTTTAATACCGGGCTTATCTACTGTGATGTAAGGTGCGGTAACGACTGTAGAAGTCTCACCGTTTGTGATGCGAAGTGTACCCTGAGCTAGAATACCAATACTTTCGTGGTTGTGAATTTTACCCGTGAGCAAACAGCCTTTAGGAATAAAAAGAGCCCGACAGTAAACACCTTCTAGATGATAGTGCTGTGCGGGAGACTCTACCTGTGGCATAGCCTTCATAAGGGCTTCTAATTCTAAGATTTTTGGCATATTGCCAAGGGTTGCTAAATCGCTCACGATACCTCCAAAGTTTAGCTAATAATATCATGAGTATAGTGCCGAAACAAACGTAGCGGTAAGGATAACTGGCGGTATTGCAGGAGAGAACGCATTACTCGCAGCGGCTTTTAATATAACGTCAACATGGTCAGATGCCCAGTAAAGCTCAAAATAATCTCCAGCGTTCATAGGAAGCACAAAATTCCACGCCGCTACAAGCTCAGAAGACCCAGACCCTGTTAGTTGAAGCTTAGTATTAGAATCAACAATATCCACCCCATTTACTCTAGGCCATATCCATGCAGACATCGTACTACCAGAAGTCTTAGCAAGTTGCGCTGAGAACTGAAAGTTGTAGTACCCAGCCACGCTGGTTACGATGTGTGATGTAGTTGTTCCAATAGCAACTTGGTTTGATATAGCCGTATTGTTAAACGGTATAGCATAGGCTGTGTTTATAACAGGTATCGTCTGCTGCGTAGTCAAATAAAAACTACCGTTTGGGAAACTTATAACAGAGCCTCCCCCTATGCTAAGTATTTGCTTTATGACGTTATCAAGCTGATTAAAATAAAGCCGCAGTACGTTACATAGTTGGTCAATATACCGCTGCTCATACTGTACTGTAGCAAAAGGTAAGCTCGGTGCTTTGGGGGTTTGAGGTAAGTTACTCATCTAGTGTCAACCTCGTTGGCCATCAGTCTTCATATCGAGCCGCATAGCACCCATCTGCCACATAGAACCTAATTGGTTGTTATAAACCTTAAAGGCAAACTGTCTACCGCGCACACGAATAAAGACTTGCCCTGTAAACTGCTCAATAGGCACAGTGGCTGTACGCGTTACGTCAGCTTCATTTCCTGGAATCGTACTTCCTCCAACAGATGCAGGGTCTGTATACCCCGAACCAGAGTTTAACATAGGCATAATAGACAGCGTAGCTGTTGGGTTTTCTGTAGTTGAACCCCTAAAGGTTATATCTGGAAGTACCCTGCGAATAAACACAAATTGATGCCCGTCATCAATATCAACTTCAGAACTTGTAATATAAGACTCGATAGACTCAGTATTAGCTACTTCATTATTATCAACACCGCTTTCATGATTTACGAGATTATTAACATAAGTTGCACCGAGAGGGAACTCTAAAATCCCAGTATCGAGCCAAGCGGTACGACCCATCGTGCCGTAATACCATATGTCTTCGAGGTAATTGTAAACCACATAGCGGTCAACTGATGTACTGTTTTCTGAGCAATAGAACCACCAAACTTCATTAAACCCTTCATTTGTCCCCGCATAAGTCTGTAGATTTTGCAGTGAGTTAAAGTTTCCAAATACGTACTCTCTAAGGTCACAATTAAGAGTCTGCACACGACCATCATACTTATAAAACTTATCCCGCCCCATCCAATACACAACACCCGAAGCAAGCGCCGCTGCATTCTCACCTACAATAGAGATATTATCTCCCATAAGCTGTGCATTCCACACCAGCGGGTAGCCTAAATACTGCATAGAGTAGAGCGTGGAGTCTGTCCAAACTAGAACCTCTTGACGAGTTTGCAGCGCTGTAATAATCTGAGAACCACGAGTAAGTGTGATTGACCCTGCTTGATTTGTTGTGAGAGGTGTCCAGATTGCCGCATTCTCTTGGTCAGACCAGCGTACAAGCAAAGGACTTTGAACTTCTGTACCGTAATCATTACACCCAAAAGCAAATACAAACCGATAGGTATCTGAAACAGCAATGTAGTTTTGAATTACAGGGACTGCTGGTACAGCTAAATAAGTATATTGAGTGCCTGATTGTGTGCCCGTTGTAGTAATTGACGTGCCATTAGGAGTCAACGCTACATTAAACGTAGATACCCCAGAAGCTGTTACATAATTTTGAACGTAGTAAATGACCCCAGTAGAAAGCCCTGTGGGTAGCGCACCAGACGAATCAAAATATATACCCATACCGTCTGAGTATGAACCCGTATCAGTCAGCGTTATGACCGCTGGCACTGCAATAGTAATAGTGACTGGATTCTCTTCGTATGCCCCGTTAATTTGAGTAAGTGGTACTGCACGGATGGATATAGAGTGCGTACCTGACCCTGCTGACGAAGTGTTAACGTAAGGTCCTTTAGGCGTAGTAGAAAGATTAAACGTACACGATGCGCCTGCATTTAAGTAGTTACGAACATAGTAAATAGTACCCGTAGTAACCCCTGCAGGAAGAGCCCCTGTAGTATCAAACATTAAAGGCGCGTTTTCTTTATACTGATTAGCCGCTGTAATAACATCAAGAGGTACAGTAACAACCGCAGGAGACGCATTAGTTATAGTAACTAAAGAAGGCGTAACACCTCTGGAAGCGTAGTAATAATACATAGCTCCACCACGGCGACCAAATATCAAGTCTTCCCCATAATTACTTTGAGACCATACGCGTATTGCTTCTGGGCTTGGGTCACCTATACCCCATGCACCTAATCCCCAACCTCCAGTACCCCAACCAGATAAAGGTGTTTGATACTCAGGACCTATATTAATTTGGTAGACAGCGCGAGGTGTACCCCCGTGCCCAGTGTCTCCACTGGTTGCTGTAGCTGTAGTTGTAATTGTATAGTTGTCTTCGTCAACGTAAGTTATCTGAAACTCAGCGTTAAGTATGGTTGTGGTAATCGCACCACCAAGAGCCGTAGCCCCATTGTACGTTACAAAATCACCATTAATACAGCCGTGAAGAGGTGCATAAACTGCAATAGTTTTAGACCCTGTAGTAGCTGTAAAGGGAGAAGTTAAATTAGTTGCAGTACGGATAGGAGTAATATCATAATAATTACCTCCGCGAGAGACATAAAACTTTTCGTTAGTCCCTACACCGATAAGTGTAACCGAGTATAGAGATTCCCATGCCCATAAAGACCGACATACACCTGTATAGGTAGAGTCAGAAATCCTAGTCCACCCTCCTAGTTTTTGAGGTGAGCCTTGACGAAAACGAACTTTATCGCAGTCGTACCATCCGCCTTCTGTGTAATACCGTGTATTTTCACGATTTACACCTGACTTCATTAGGATTTTCTTAATGGGCATATCTTAGTCCTGTTTTAAAAACAACTCAGCTTCAGCGTTTCTACGTCTTGTTAAGCCTGCGAGTGGTTTGCCGCCTGCTTTGTCCCAACGTAGGAATTGCTTGGCTACTTCTGATTTAGGTTCACCCGCTTTAAGCATTTTGACAAGCGTTGAAGAAACAAAGTTCCCGCTGCCGATGTTATAGCATAGAGAAACTAAAGCGTCATACTCATTCTGTGTAAGCTCAACACCTACCGTATTTACTGTGTGCTCATAGGCGGCTACTGTTTTAGTAAGTAGCATTAATGCCGCTCCTTCATTTGGGAGAGCTTGGTTTGCTTTTACAGGGCTACCGTCTGCATAGCGTGTAGAGCCAATACCGATAGTCCAAACACCTGCTGGGCATTTATAAGAGAGTAGTTTGCACCCTTCAAACTCTTTAATTAACTTTAACCCTTCAGCACCAATTTTCATTTCTTCCCTCTCATTAGTAGTATGGTAGTGAGCTTTTGACTTAGACGTATCATATCATTATCTAGCACGCGAATCTGGTCAATTAACTCAATTAACGCATCAGTAGCTTCTTGCAAAATCGGCTTAACTATTGTGGTCACCCAAATCCAAACAAAGTACACGATATACCCCATACCCCCAGCCGCTACGATAGGAAAGCCATACACATTGATATATTTTGCAATTGCTTCAGCGTCCATCATTCTACCTTTTTGATTGGCTTTTCTGGTGGTATTTCGAGTGCTTGCGATACTAGACTGTCGATATTGAGGATGTCGTTTGACATCCCCGTCACTCGTTTATCAAGCTGCTTAATAATACCGATAAGGCTTTTAATCTTCTCAAGCACGCTATCAAGCAGGAACTTTAGCGTCAGAAACACAAAGTACATCCCAAGGCAGGATGAACCAATAGGAAACCCAACATCCGTTATGAATTGAAGGATTTCCATAAAGGATTACAGCTCCGCTAGTTGTTGGCGTAGTTGACCAATTTGAAGTTCCACATCTGCAAGCCATACTGTGTCGATGGCTAAAATAGCTTCTCTTGTTCTTCTGGGTGTAATCGTTGCTTCAAGTGCTGCGATATCAGATTTGATTTTTGATTTTTCATCACGCGGTTTTTTAACAATTTCTACGCCGTTCCAACTATCTCCCACCACTCCACCTACGGAAGCGTTAATCAAATTTGGAAAATCATTAAGTGTATCTACAACAATGGTGTTTAGTATGACGCCACCTGCGTCTAGTTGATGTGCAATCATGCGATACCCCATATTCTTATTTCACCTGCACCACCAGCACCGCTGGAACCAATTTGTGTTGCTCCACCTCCACCACCTGGTTGAACACCAGAAGAAGCTACGCCTACCGAACTTGCTGCAGAGCCATTACCGCCAAACTTGCTTGTCCCGTTAGCACGAAGGGTTGCAGCAGCATCAAGTCCTCCACCCGCAGCTCCACCATATATGCTATTCCCAGAATCACCAGCGCAATTACCCCTAGCTGCTGCACCCCCAAATACAGACGATAAATTTTTTACAGAAGTTCCGCCCTCAGAAGCACCCTCATAGCCCACACCAGTTTGTGCATTAGTATTTCTTACGTCTTCAATTACTGACCCCCCATTGCCGTCTGAACCTCCAAAAACGGAAAATAATGCGCCCAATGTTGTAGTGCCTCCAGGGTTTGAATTAGCTGCAGAGGCTGCCACGTTAGCCGCACCACCAGCCCCAATAGTGGCTGTTTCTGTAGCTCCAAAAACAGAAGATGGAATTTGAAAGTTTATGCAACCACCACCACCACCACCAGCAGACGCTAAAGTTATATTGTTGGATTTCTTACCGCTTGCACCCCCACCCCATGCTAGACCACCAAAGTATCTATACCCAGGAGCCTTAGTAAAGGTTCCTGAAGAGGTAAACGCTCGATAAAACGGAGACAGCACAACAGAAGTAAACGCTGTACCATCGCATTGCACCAGCCGAGTTTCGCCACTATACATCACATAACTTGTCAGCCCGTCGATTAATTCCGAAGCATTGGGGTCGAGCGTAATATCACCAGTGCCACTATTGCGTAGGTAGCAAAACCAGCCTGAGCCGAGCGTTGCCGCTGCTGTAAATGTTTGCGTGAATGTACCGCTAGTGATGTCGATCAGCGTTGAGTTATCCAACACGCCAAGTATTGTGTTTGCTGTGCGTGCTGATCGGACAACCGAAGTAGCACCGCCAACCACCGCAGCACCACTAGCCTTTGTGTAGCTGATGCAATAAACCGTCGTCCCATCACTCTCGTAAATTGCTCGGTCACCCGCTGCTGTGGTGATGTTTGCAGCCCCTGGCAAATTATTAGTTGTAGAATTATGTGTTAATGTAAGAACGCCATCAAAAATTACTGTTCTAGGACCGCGTGTTAAAGTTACCGCAGTAATTGCTGTCGTGCCGGTGATGTGTACGCGGTTTCCTGTTGCAGCGTTTAGGTTGACTGTGGATGCGCTGGCTATGGCTGTGCCGGTAGCTAGTTCAAGTGCACCCGTCATCGTGCCGCCAGTTAGTGGCAGATACCCCGATACACTAGTTGGAGGTTGCCAAGTAGGTGCCGCCGCGCCGTTAGCTGTTAAAACATAAGTAGCTGTACCTGCAGCCAGCATAGCAGTTGTACCTGAAGCTGATTGGTAAGGGATGGTTCCCGCACTTCCGCCTGCTAAATTAGTAGCAGTTGTTACAGTGGTAGAAGGAGGGCTTGATACCCATGCAGTTCCATTACTTGTTAATACATTACCAGTTGTACCTACAGCAGTTAGTCCCGTACCACCATTAGCTACTGGAACTACGCCACTAATAGAAGCAGGTGTAATTGCAACAAAGTCAGGCGTAGCTAAATTACTATCCCACGCAACTACAACAGTAGCCCCTGTAGCAACCGTAACCCCAGTAGTAGGCGAAGTAGGGCCACCTCGAATAATTACAGATGCATTGGTCTTATTAACTACGATATAAGATTTGGATACTTTAGGCGCAAAGATAGACCGCGTAGCCCCTGTAGTACCATAAGGAATTAAAATAGCATACCGAGCTTCGTCTGTTGCACCGTTATTAGAAGTCAACGTCCAATCAGTTCCTAAAGCAGCCATATCCTTTGTAATATTACCTGCTACAGCTGTATCAAGTAGCGTAGTAATACTATCGTTTACTGTCTGTCCCCATGTACCCGTTAAGTCCCCCGTGGTAGGAAGCGCTAACTTGAGTGAGGTTGTAAAATTAGTTGTTGCCATGTTTTTAACCTAATGTGTTAATGGGTGTCCAAGTTGGGGTTTGTGTTGTGGTAATGAGTGTCCAATCAGCAGTCTGTGTATCATCTATAGGCTCCCATAAAAACCGAGCAGTAAATACCCCTGTAGCACTTACAGCCTCACTTATTGATACGGAGTATATCTCATTTATAATAAATGATTCAGTAGCAGTAACACTTGCAGTTATAGATACAGATTGTGTAAGTGTTGCACTTGGAGCGCCTGTAGCATTAGCGCTCTCTGTTATAGTTACTGAGTAAGGGAACCCTCCTAGCGGAGACCCCGTAGCCGTTACACTTTCTGATACGTTCTCATAGTAAACCGAGTCACCCCATCCAGCTTGTCCCCAGTTACCACTACCCCAACCGCCAGCCACAGGGATTTCCTACACTGCTGCTGTATAAGTTACAAGCAAAGAATCGCCTGATATAACGGTACGAGATGATGCAAAACTTCCTGCAGAATATAACGTACCTGTCGTTCCGTTTTTAGTACTGTTGTTAACTAAGAATGCCCCAGCAATTGTTGCATTAGCGTTAATGCTAAACGTAGCTTGTGAACTAGTAATAGAATTAGTAGTTGTAGGCGTACCAAATACCGCTTCAGGTCTAGAGGTCTGTGAGTAATTTAAGTCTTCTGTCCATCCTGCGTGACTGTTCATTACATCAGCATCGTTATAAGTAGGAGTAGTAGCCCCATTAACAAGCCCTAGATACCAATGTACTGACTGTGTACCTGATGCAAGAAATACGTTTAGTAAGTTTGCTTTACCTACAGTCACAACGATATTGTTAATACCGTCTTCCCATTTTAATTTTCCATCAGCATCAAGACATTTTACTTCATACCATCCTGTTGCATTTACTGATTCTAAATACATATCTTTACCTAATTAGATGACCGGATAATAGCTGAAGTCGCTGTGTTTGCCGGAAAGGTTATTGTAAAAGTTGAAGTTGTTGTTTTATCACTACCAAAGTCCAGTACAGCCACAGACCTATCATCTTGAGAACTATTATATATCAATGCACCGCGTGTCGTGAAACTCGATGTAGGCCACGAGATATTATCAAAGCTAATGTACGCAGTCCCATCAGAGGCGTTTACTGTTGGGTTTACTAATGCTTTACCTGTCGCTGTATACCCAGTGCCCGTAATTTCGTCTACAGCTGTATACTCAGTAGTGTTTTGATTAAGCGTGGCATTAGCTGTGTACAAAGCAATTTTAAACGTATCCGTATCAAAGTTATGGATAGCCTCGTAAAGCTCTTTTTTAAAGCTGGTTGTTTGGCCTTGTACTATCATCTAACAGGTATCCTTGCTTGACCGTTACGGTATGCATCACCTCTATCTTTACCCGTAGCCAGTGTATTGAGTAGGTTCATTGCTTCTTCGTAGCGTTGGCGGTAATTAGTCATGATGTCTGCATCACCTTTTAAATAGGTATAAGCTTCTAAAATAGACCCGTATAACAAAGCAGAATCAAAATTATCCCCAAGCCACGTCATACCATCAGATTCTACACTTGTAATAGATGGCGGATAATAGAAATAATGAAGCTCTGCGTTATAATCTGTATCAGGCGTAGGACCTAAAATAAATGTTAACTCATTAACATTGTCAGAGCGTGGACCAAAAATAGCGTAATACTTAGGTGTTCCTGTACTATTAGGGTTTGGGTATGCTTCGCGAATAAAGTTAACATCTTTGTTTAAGAGAAACGTATAGTTATCATCCGCATCAATTACCGCTAATGAATAAGCTGACAGGAAATCTCCAGGGCATTGCAGATATTTATTACCATCAGTTATTATCCCTTCTACGTTTTTGCGTAAATCTGGAAGCTGAATTGAATTGTAGATGCGTTGCTCTGCCTCTTTAATAAAGACATCAATCTGCTCTGTCGAGAACGTATTCTCAACGTAATCTGAAATAGATGTACACAATTCATCGTACGTCATAGTTATGCCATCGGTCCGCGTGCGATTTTTCCTTTCGTTGCAGCGCCATTACCACGAGTTTTAACACCAGACGTTTTAATGCCTGTTTGTGGATAGCCTGCTACTTTAGGGGTTGGTTCTGTTTTAATTTTGCCTGACATAATCGTTCTCTATGTTGTGATGGTAACAGTGCCAACAGAAGTTTTGGCAACAAGGTAATTAGGTGTAAGGGCTGCATCGAACTGTGAAGAGCCACCAACTGGTGCCCAGCCCCATTGGAATATACGACTTCCGTCTGTAGGCACACCGTTATCCGTTAAGGTCAATTGTAACCCATTTAAGCCTGCTTGGTAATAGCTTGTATCAGGGCGCGGATTACGCAACGCCTGTGGGTCATAAACTGGGTATAAGCCAAGTAATAACTGTGGGTGGTCGTAATCGAAACAAGATGGGCAAACAAGTATATTTGTTACCTTAGTCTTAATGGTTAGCTTTTTAAGTTCTTTAAGCTGATAGCGCTGTCCGCATCTATCACAGAACCCATGTGCCCACTTACCTGACGAGTATTTAACTGACATAATTAAACGTGCATAATCCGAGGAACAAAGCGGCTACTTGCCTTCTCTCTATCTTCTGAGAACGCTAAGTCTAATTGCTGTTCGTAGTCTGCTTTAAGCATTTGAATACGATTAGGGTCTACACCAGCAATTTTCATACTTAAATAACTAGCAAGTCCTGCTACCATAGCGTTAAGTAAACGAAATGGGATATCTTGAGTATTAACAGCATCGCCAGCATTCTCTAATCTACGTAAGCGCCAGTAAACAAGGGTGTAGTACGGCGATTCTAATGAACCTTGGTCTGGCGTTGGCCACACATTAATCTGAGGTTTTCTGCTAGTGGTTACTGCTGCGTCAGGGTAAGTTGCACCAGTTTGACGGTTTATCCATACTTGAATCGGTCTGCCCTGCGCGTTCTTATTAGGAATCGTAGAGTAAGTTGAACCCGAAATACGGTTAATATTAATATCAACTTGGTTTTGTCCTGTACCCGTACGCACTACATGGTCTAGTAAATCAATGGTATCATCGGGTAAGCTGTACACAATTTGACCTTGAACTAGCGGAATTGTACCCTCTTCAATCGTCCATAAATTGATACCACGATTAGCAAATTCTATGGTTAGAAGATTGAGCGAGCGTCTAGCTGTACGCATATCATAACCAGACCTTAATTCCTGACCACATCTTTCAAAAGCTTCTTCTACTATTTCGGCTAAGTCAAGGTTAAAACTTGCTGTTCCTGAAGTTGTCATACTTTATACTCCATTGCCCATCCTTTTGATTTACCGCATTTCTTAAGTGCTTGGCATATTGCTGAATCTGATACGCCTAGATAATCCGCTGCAGCTTTTACAGTAGTCCATTCCATAATACCTTTAGTTGGGTGAGTTCCAATGACAGCTTTAGCCATATGATTTTTATCTCCAACCTGCCGTTCTCCGCACCCATAAAAAGGATTTTTATCTCCTACCCACAGCTGTTTAGATTTCATTATATCAGAGTGTTCGGGCCTAGTAGTATTTCGAAGTCTATCTCCTATTTTTTTACGAGATTCATCAGAAACTACCCGCACTCTATTTGCTTGAGAAATACATTGTTTAGCATAATCTGTAATAGGTCTGCCTACTGTACCTTCACCACCTTCCGTCAAATTAGCTAATGGTACGCCCATTCTTTTTAGACATTTAATTAAACCCACTTCTAACGATAAAGCAATTTTGCTAGTAGAACATTCAATAATACCTATGCCTATATTTTGCGCACCATATTTAGCCACTATACGACCATGATACTCATTACGTTTTTGATTTAACTTATATCTTAAACGCGTACCTTTACCAACATAAAATGGCGTATTATCTGGTTTACAATGTATATAGGCATAATGATTCATTTCTTTTTACCTTTTCGTCCAGGGAGCTTCTTAGGGTTTACAGCACCCATACCTCTGCAAGGTCTCACCGATATACTCCTTTAGTGTGACCCTTAGTTGCACACCCATCACCGCGTTTAGAAGCCGATGTACGTGATGTACTACCGCCCGATGCAAACTTTCTAGGTGGTACTTTCTTAGCAGGTTTAGGTGGACGCTTAGTCATACCGCCTTTTTTCATACCGTTTGCAGGGAGGTCTTCAGTAGCTTCAATCTTACCTTGCGTGTTCATGTCTTCTGCTTTAGTAGAATCTGAATCTAACGGTGCACGAGAATCATTCCAAGCTTTAAACTCTTTAAGAGCTGCTCTAGCGCGGTCACCTTCAGTAGGACCTTTAGGCTTACTAGTACCTGACTTTAATGCAGGTTTACTTGCTGCTGGTGTTTCTTTTACAGATACCATATCTTTAAGCGGTTTATAGTCTGTTTTCGGAGAAGTGCCTTCCGATTTAAACGCTACATCGGGTGTTGTTGCTTTTGACTTAGGTTCAGAATCTTGTTTAAATGCTCCGCCCTTAACCGCTTGTGCTGATGCTTCATTAGACAGAGACGCGTCACCTAATTCAGAAGGGTCTAACGCACCGGCTATAATTTGAGCAGTTCTACCTAACCTACCTGACTTTGCAGCATCTGCGCCAGCAAAAACTAGTTTTCCAGCTTTAGTAGCTAATCCAGAAGAAGGGCGTTTAATAATGTTACTTCCACCAGCAGAAGCTACTTTAGGTGAACTAGGTTTAACTGGGTACTTTCCACCTGCGTCTGCTGTTTCTAGCGTACGAGTAAAGGGTTTAGTTTTTGGTGCTGGTTCAGAAGAATACCCTTTAGGTTGACCACTTGAATCTGCTGATGAACGCATTGATTTATCTGCATAGTTAGGAGAGTCTTTTTTAGGCGCAGAACTACCACCAAACTTATTGCGGTCTTGCGCGTATTGACGCGACTTAGAGTTTCTTACGTTTCTCGTATTAGCTGCATTAGCCATAATATCACCTAACCTTCACGCCATTGTTTACGTTTAGGAGCTTTAACTGCGTTTAAGATGCGTAATCTTTTTCTATTGTTTTTCATAAGAGTTCCTTAAACCATTTTACCTTTAGTATGACCTTTAGATGCGACACCGTCTGCACGAGTAACACCACCTTTAGCATAGCATTTACCGCCCATAGCCATTTGTTTACCTTTTGTATGGCCTTTGGTTACACAACCATCACCACGAGTAACACCGCCTTTAGCCATGCACTTACCGCCATCTTTCATCTTTTTAGAGTCTTCCATCTTTTCACCTTTAGCATATTGCTGAGGAGTGAGTTTACCAGACTTAATAGCTTTGCCTTCTTTAAGCTCTTCGCTATAAGTTTCTTTACCTTTAAACAGCTTTTTTAAATTAGCCACATTACCACCTTCTTTAAATTTTTTGCCTTTATCGGCCTGATTAAATTCTTTAGCTACACTTACTGGTATACCCGCTTTCTTTGCAAAGCTTGGGTTGTGAGCGGCGGCAGCCATGAAATTACGTTGTTTCTTACTTGTACTAGGCACCGCAGTTCCACCGTTTTAGAGATGCTGCTTTACGTGTAGGTTTACCATTCTCATCTTTCATAGGACCTGGCATACCACTCATACGTGCACAGAAAGACTTACGTCTTCCCGCATCTTTCTTGGTTTTAGGGTTTGGTGCTGGTGCTTTTAAATTAGAGCCAGTAGCCGCATTATACTTTGCACGACCTTTGGCTGTAAGACCTGCGCCCTTAGAGACGGGAAGCTTCTCACCTCTACCTACTGCTAATACAGGAGCTTTCTTTGCCATATTATTTACCTGAGAAATGTTCAAGTGCCCAACCAATAACGCTACCAAACGCTGCACCTAGCCCACCCATAACCATTAAAACTTGCCATCCGCCCTTAGCTTCTGAAAGGGTTTTACCTATTTCAGCAACGGAAGCTTTAAGCTCTTCCATATCTTTAACCAACTTATCCATATCAGTTTGCAAGTGTTTAATCTCATTTTCATGAACAGCAAGTTTAATTTGGTCGTCCATCATGGCTCACCCGTAGAAGATAGTCACGCCGGTTACAGCCGCGCTAAGAGCCATATAAATCCCATCTTGAAATAAAATACCTTCTTGAGGAATAGCTACATAAAACGGGATTGGATTTGTGTTAGAAGGTATGTCTATTTCACATAGGGCAGTTCCTGACGAACTTCCATCTTTAAAGGTAATTGTAGACGCTGTACTAGCTGCTGGGGTTACTACAAAACCTTTAAGACGGACTCGACTACCGTATAAACTACCAGCAACACTCGCGTGCGCACTCTTGACATCATATTGCATACTCATAATTAATCTCCTATTTAAAAAGATAGGGCGGAAATTGCGCTCTCATTTAAGGTCAAGGTCGCTCAACTCTGACCCCCTAAATATTAATTATGCGGTATACGCAGTTGGGTTGTATGTACCGTCAGATAAATTAACCATATACGATACAACGATGACGCCTACACCGGCTGATAATGCAGAACCGCCAATTGAATAGGTTACTGACGCATCCGTAGTTCCTACGTTAGATAAGAGAGATGCTGCACCAGCAGTTTGAGCTAGAGTTAAAGAGCCATTAAATGCAGTACCAGAAGTCAGCGTATTTGCGGTAGTAACAGCAGTACCCGCAACAGACACAGTAAGTGTAGGGGCAGTACCCGTAAACGCCGTTGATGAATATAAAGCAATACCAGTGATTGTTGCACCTGCAGGGATTACAAAAGCTGTACCTGAAGTAGTGCCGTAAGCGATAGCCGCTTTTTGAGCAACAATAGTTGCGCCCATGTTACGGATAGTACCAGCAGTTGTGCCAGTAGTGTTAAGTACGGTTCCAAGTCTCCAAGGACCTAAGTGTGATGCTAAACCCATTTTAATCTCCAAATACACGTAAGATACGCAGTCTTGTGTAAAGCTTGCTAGGTCAATCTGCGCAAATAATTAAGTTCCTAGATATAGGCTGATAGTACACCAATTGGTTGAATATGCAACTATTTTAAGTATTGAATTACACACCCAGTAAATGGGCCTCTACTAATGGGTTTACCTGACTTTAACGCTCTATTCACTGTGGCTGGTTTTAGTCCAGTAGCTTCTCTAAGTTCTACTATACTTGCATAATCTGTAGTGTTGTTTTCTTTAGTCATCTGCACTCGTTTACTAACTTTTTCCTTAAACCCGTCACTACGAGGTTTACCATAATTATGATTTTTGTCCCCTAATAAAGAGTTACTGATTTTTGCTCGAGTTTCCGCTGATTTAGGTTTATTTATAAGCCACGCTCGTATTTTAGCTTTAGACTCCTCTGTGTGTTTTTTCCCTGCCCAACTTTGTGCTATAAGTTCTTCTTTAGTGCGTTTTCTACCAAACGTAGGGCTAAGAACCCCAGACATCCCTAACATAGGAGCTACAGCATCTATTCCTATGTTATAACAGTAAGCTTGCCCTACATGAGCTTTTAACCATACATTCTCTAAATCTAATATGTTTACTGATTCTTCTGCTTCTTCTACTACAACAAATATAAATGCTGACTCTCCATATTTATTCCAAGCCGCCTGTAAATGTTTATTGTTATGCTTGTTAGTCCGTAACTCTGAAAAATGTCTAGTTTTTCTCCGTTTTAAATCTACCGCACTTCCTACATAAAACTTATTGTTAACAACATTAATTATTTTATATATACCTTTAGCCACGTTCACCCCCTAGTTAAAAACTGTAGTGTACCATGAACTGAACAAATACCGTAGTATTAAATAAAAAAGCCCTCCTAAGAGGGCTTCCTAATCTAGCTAAATACTTGATTTGTAAAGCTTACGCGCCTGCACTTCCGTACATTCCGAGCGGGTCACTCCACCCAAAACTATAACGTTCACGCGCTTTGTATCTCATGTTCCCAGTGTCGAAGTCCGTGTCTGATGAAGTTACAAGAGATTGACGCACGAAATGTTTCAAACCGTTTGGTACATCAGTGGTTAAGAACCAAGCGTTGTTATCCGTTAAGAAGTTATTGATAGTATAACCTTCTGGGATAGAACCGTTGTTTTTTAACGCGTTGATGTCGTTATCGGTTGTACCTACACGTTGCTCTGTTTCGAGCAAACGAGTTGCAACGAATTGAAGCGCAGGTGGAACAATCAATTTTTTAGGTTTAGCAGCAATCAACAAACCACGTTCATCAGTCCATTGTGCGATTTGGATAACAGCCGCTTCTAAAGAAGTTTCGTTTAAATCAGCAGGAGTTGATGGGATGTTTGAGTTTGAACCGCCAGACACTAATGAGTGTGAAGCTGAGAACAATGATGCGCCGTCACCGCCAGTATAAGCAGAGTTGAAGCCGTTGTTTAAAACAGCTGCCGCTTTTACTTGCTTTGTGTATGCCATAGCACGAGCCAACGCTTTTGTATAACGAGCAGACAATGAGTCGTACAAGTTATCTTCTACAGCTTCTTCAGTTAATGAGAAGCCAAGAGCGATTGTTTCGTGGTTATAGCGTGCAGTCCAAGCTTCTTGACCAGCTTCATACTGAATAGCAGAACCCTCGTTTTTCACTGCCGCTGCAGCAAAACCAGAAAGTTTTGTTTCTTCTTCAAATGAACGCTCAGAAGATTCGATTTCATAAATTTCTTTATGTTGCTCACCGTAACGTGCGTACTCTAAACCAAATAACGCGTTAAGGCCCGGTAATAACTCTTTTAATAGCTGTGCTCTAGAAATTGCCATTTTTTAATCCCCTTATGCAGCTGTCGCTGTGTAGTAACTTGAAATACCAAAGTTCAATTTTACTAATACTTCAGTATATTGTGTAAGAACGATGGTTGCTGACGCAGGGATAGTAACGATTGATGCTAAGTTCAAAGAGATAGATGTACCTCCAACAGCTACAGCAGTTGTTACAAACGAGCCTGTTTCTACAACTTGACCGTTAGATGCAATGAAAGAAACATCCGAACCAGCAGGGATAGCTACAGGACTAGCAGGGATAGTGATAGTTGTAGTCGTAGTAGATGTACTAGGCACACTTAAAACTACTGCTGTTTCACTAACTACGTCTAATACACGTACAGGTAAAGCTGAAGTTGTAGCAGGAGCGCCTGATGCAACAACCGCTAGTACAGCGTTAGCTGAATTACCTGTGTTTGAGTTACCTGTATTGTCAATCATAGCCATATTTTGACCAATCATAGCTTTACTGGTTGCACCAATAACAGTAGTACCAGAGCAAACCGCCGCTTTAAATACTAAATCTGGGTCATCTGCAACAATTGCAACAGCGTCACCAGCCAAAGTGTTTGCAGGCCAGTATTGACTAAACAATTTTTGTTTAGTTGTTGGGTTAGTATATGAACAACCTAAGAACACACCAGTAGAACCAGCAGTTGCAGTTGAACCAACTGTAGCACGGTTAGCAAAGCCACGAGCTAACGCAACAACATCACCGTAATAAATACTAGTGCCATATCCGTACTGAATACCATACTCACGGGTAGAACCCGCAAAAACTTGACCACCGATTAAATTTACGGGTTTTAAGCCGTAAGGCGCACTTACTGTAGGGTAAGCCATTTAAACCTCCAAAATTATTAATTAAGTACCTTTGCCAAAGGTAACCT